TGATGCTTTTAGGTATATGGCTGTTGGTATTACAATGCCACGTTCACGTTCCTTTAAAAATGAATTTATGAGAAAAAATGCTAGAGTTATCTCAACAAGAAACTGGAAGGCTTCATGACAAAATTACAAAAACTACAAGAACTGGCCCGAAAGAATTGGGACAGATACAACGAGTCTGTTGAGAGAGGCCATGAAAGCTATCAACGACAGGCCAAGCTCTGTGAGAACTTCTATTTAGGTGGTGGTAGACAGTGGGATGAGGAAGTTAAACAGAACCTAGAAGCAGCTGGTAAGCCTTGGTTAGAAGAAAATATTATCTTCTCTACTGTTAATACTGTTATAGGTTACCAAACACAAAGTAGAATGGACATCGCCTATAAACCAAGAGAGGCAGATGATCAGGGGATAAGTGATATCCTATCTAAATTATCAATGTTTATCGTTGATCAAAATAAATTCCCTTGGTTAGAGAGTCAGGTGTTTTCAGATGGACTTATACAGCAACGTGGATACTTTGATATACGCATGGACTTTGATGACAATATCTATGGTGATATTAAGATAACATCAGTTGATCCTTTAGATGTAATACCTGATCCAGACTCTAAAAGTTATGATCCAGATGATTGGGCTGATGTAATGGTTACGTCTTGGATGACATTTGACGATATTAAAGAAACATATGGTCTATCTAAGTGGAGACAGATGCAGACCTTTATAGATGATGAACCTGACTTCGGAAGTGATGAACTTGGGGAAGAACGTAATAAGTTTGGTACTATAAATAACTACTCAGCTTTCTATAGAGATACTGCAGGAACTGAACATGCGAGAATAATCAATAGACAATATTGGAAGTTACAGAATCGTTCATTCTTTCTTAGTTTAGAAACGGGTGATCTAACACCTGTACCAGATAATGTATCAGAGGTAGAAGCTAAAAAACTAGCTAAGGCTGCTGGTGATGAGGTAATAAAGAAGCTTATAAAAAGAATTAGATGGGTTGTATCTACTAAAGACGTGACCCTTCATGATGAGTGGAGTCCTTATGACAACTTTACCATTGTTCCTTACTTTCCTTATTTTCGGAGAGGTATTACTATCGGTCTTGTTGACAATCTTATTAAGACCCAAGAAATGCTTAATAAGGTCTATTTGCAGATTCTTCATACTGTTAATACTACTGCTAATAGCGGATGGATGGTAGAAGAAAATTCACTTACTAATATGGATGTGGAAGACCTGGAAAGCATAGGTTCTCAAACAGGATTGGTTCTTGAATATAAACCAGGAAGATCTGCTCCAGAGAAGATTGAGCCTAATAGTATACCAACAGGTTTGAAAGACCTGGTTACTTCCGGTGTCGATCTTATTAGACTTATTAGTGGTGTTTCTGAAACCTTTCAAGGTGGCGGAGGTCCAGAAGTAAGTGGTACAGCTATTCAAAGTAGAGTTCATCAAGCAGCTGTTCAATTAGCAGCTCCTGTTGATAATTTATTTAGAACTCGTAATATGATTGCAGATAGAATCTTAAAACTTATTCAATCGTTTTACACAGAAGAAAGAACTATTGTTATCACTGGTCCAAATGAAAAAGGTCAGGAACAGCAAGAAGAAATTAAGATGAATCAAGAGAGTCCTGAAGGGATGATTAATGATTTATCTGTAGGTAAGTATGATGTTGTTATAGCAGATGTTCCTACTCAAATAACCTTTCAAAACGCACAATTCAGTCAGGCGATTGAAATGCGTAAATTCGGAGTTGAGATACCTGATGCTGAGATGGTAAGGATGAGTACACTCTCTCGTAAAAATGAGATTGCTGAGAAGATTGAGAAGAATCCTACAGAGGAACAGCAGAAACAAGCAGAGCAGCAAGCTCAACTTCAATTAGAAGCTCTAGCAAGAGAGAATGAGAAGTTAGAGGCTGAAGCTAAATCTAAAGAAGCTGATACTCTTAAACAAGCAGCTGATGTAGCAGCAATGATATCGGAAAACCCTAACCTAGCTCCTTTAATAGACACCCTATTAGGAACTATTGAATCTGAGAATGAAACTGAAGAGGCACCTCTTACAGAGCAAGTACCTCCAGCACCTCAAGCTCAGCAGGGTATTCCACAAAGATTGGGAGGACTATAATGCCTTCCTTCTCTAAAAGAAGCCTATCAAGATTGGATGAAAGTCATAGGCTTTTGCAAGAAATATTTAAAGATGTAATAAAACATTTTGATTGTACTATAGTGACTGGTCATCGTAATAAAGATGATCAAGATGAAAAATTTATATTAGGACAGTCAAAGGTTAAGTACCCAGACTCTAAACACAACAGCTTTCCTTCCTTAGCTATTGATGCTGCCCCCTACCCTATTGATTGGAATGACCGAGAGAGGTTTACACTCTTTGCTGGTTATGTTCTTGGAATAGCTGCTAGCAGAGGAATAAGGATTAGATGGGGTGGTGATTGGGATAATGATACTCAAGTGAAAGATAACTCTTTTGATGATCTATTACACTTTGAATTATTGGACTAAGAGATTAGTCGTACAGAGGCTTTAGTGGATATGCCAGCGTAGCAAACCACTACTCGTCACTTGCACGAAAGCAAGGAATCAGTTTAAACTAACGTAAAAGGTTACAACATGGCAACAGAAGATTATGAAGATCTAGAAGAAAATCTAGAAGAGGATGAAATTGATCGTGGGGATGATATTGAAGATGAAGATCTTGATGAGAATGAAGAGGATCTTGATGAGAACGAAGAAGATCTTGATGAAGATACCTCAGACGATGAAGATGAACAGGATGAACAGGATGATGAGGAAGTAGAAATACAAATTCCTAAATCACGTCTCGATGAGGTCATTGCACAACGTGAGTCCGAGAAAGAAAGAAGTCGGTGGTTAGAAGATCAATTAGAAACACTAATCAACCAAACACCAACTGCTCCAGATGTTAAAGCAGAGCCTAAAGAGGCTTATAACTTTACAGGTGCAGAAGAGTCATATGCAAATCTACTTATAGAAGGTGATATTGCTAAGGCTGCAAGTTTAAGATCTACTATTGATTCTGAAAGAAAGAAAGAAATGGTGGAAATGATCAATGAGATTAAAGAGAGTTCTTCTAAGGAAGCTGCTAGTACTAGTTCAGCTGCTATTGAGGATGATCGCTTTAGTACAATGATTTCAAACTTTGAAAACAAACACAAGTTCCTTGATGCTGATTCAGATAATTATAATGAAGAAGCTGTAGAAACAGTGAATACACTATTAGCTGGCTACCAAGCAGCTGGTAAAAGCAAAAGCCAAGCTCTTAAATTAGCTGTTGGTAAAGTAATTCCTATGTTCGAGGAGACTTCTACTGAGAAGGCTACACTAGGGAAGACTAAAACTAAAGCAGCTAGGCGTAAGGCAGCTAAGGCTTCAAATGCACAACCTCCTAAGACATCATCTAAGGGTGTTAAAAATAGAGATACTGATTCAGTAGATGTCTCTAAATTATCAGAAAGAGATTTCGATAAGCTTACACTTAAAGAACGAAGAGTTCTAAGAGGCGATTAATAATTTGGGAATTAGGTAGATATTGGCTTAAGCTACACCAGACTGTAAATCTGGATTCGACTAGATCGGGTTGGGGTTGATTCCCTGAGTTCCCACCATATTCGTACACTTTCACGATAGAAAGTCGGAAGGACTCCGTTATGTCTATTAACTTTAAATTTTAATAAAATATAGGAGTCTTAAATGGCTTTAACAAACTTTGCAGCACTAACTGCAGATCAAAAATTAGTATGGTCTCGTGACCTATGGAAAGAAGCTCGTGATATGGCTTTCATCTCTAAGTTCTTAGGTACTGGTGATAAGTCTATTATCCAACGTATTACTGAGTTGACTAAAACTGAGAAAGGTGAAGAAGTAAACTACGCATAATTGCTTCTTGGTAACACCTATTAAAAAAATACAGAATACCTTTTTTACAGCTGGGACACCCTTAGAGCTGATATAACTACAACGGAAAGATGAAATAAGCTTATACGTGAATGTTTAAAAATATATCAGATTGGAAAATCAGCATGGAAGGCTCGAATAGAGCAACCATCAACGACTAGTCGAAAGACGTAGGGATCAAGTGATCTCGAAACGGAAGGACAATAAATGAAAGCTTGTACAAAATGCAATAAGATTTTCTCTTATAAAGCATTCTATAAAAACTCACACATGTCAGATGGTTATCTGAATAAGTGTAAAGCTTGCCTTAAGGATGAAGTTGATAATTCTTCTTCTAGGAAGGCAGCTAAAAAATATAGAAAAGCTCATCCAGAGAAGATAAAAGAATATAATAAGAAATACAAATCTGATCCTGTAAACAATGAAATTCATAAATCCAGAATGGTAGAATGGCATAGATTGAATAAAGGGTTAAGTAACAGTTACAGAGCTAAGAGAAGAGCTTTTAAACTCAATGCTACACCTAAATGGTGTGAAATAGAAGAAATAAAAGCCTTATATATTAAGGCTAGAAGATTAACTGTCGATACTGGAATACAGCAGCATGTTGATCATATACTTCCTCTTATTAATTCTACAATTTGTGGGTTACATGTTTTAGCCAACCTTAGGATAATCCCTTATACGGATAATCTAAGTAAAGGTAATAAATTTATTGAAGATATAGTCTGAACTATATAGATATATATAGAATTAGTTTAACGAACTAATGTAACATATGGATTATGCACTTACTAGCTGACTTGGTTGATGACGGTATCGTTGGAGACGATGAGCGTGAAGGTAACGAAGAAGAAATGAAAAGTTACAATGACAAAATCACGATTGATTTAATCAGTCATGGTGTTCGTCAAAAAGGTAAATTAGCAGAACAAAAAACTGTTATTGCCTTTCGTGAAAATGCTCGTGATCGTTTAAGCTACTGGTTAGCTAATCGTATGGATCAGTTAGCTTTCTTAACAATGTCTGGTATTGGCTATGACAAAAACAATGATGGTTCTCCTCGTAGTTCAGGTGCATTCTCTACTTTAGCATTCGCTGCTGATGTAGCAGCTCCAACTGCTAACCGCCACTTACGAGTGCATGGTGATGCAACTGGATACTTGAGCTTACAACCAGGTGATACATCTTTAGTTGATTCTTTTGGTACATTGACATACAAAGCTATCGTAGATATTTGTGTGCATGCTAAAACACATTATATTAAACCTTTGAATGAAGGTGGTAAAGAGTATTATATTGCTTTTGTAAGACCTGAAGCACTTGCTCAGTTGAAGAAAGATCCTGATTATCAACGTGCGATTACAACTGCAGAACAACGTTCTAGTAAGAACCCTTGGTTCACTGGTGGTATTGTTACTGTTGATGGAATTGTATTTCATGAACATCGTCTTGTTTATAATACATTAGGAGCTACTTCTGGTGTTGATAAATGGGGTGCTGGTTCTGATGTAGATGGTT